GAGGTCAAGGCAGAGGTCAAGCCAGAGGTCAAGCCAGAGGTCAAGCCAGAGGTCAAGCCAGAGGTCAAGCCAGAGGTCAAGCCAGAGGTCAAGCCAGAGGTCAAGCCAGAGGTCAAGCCCCCGGAAGAACCGGAAGAACCGGAAGAAGAGCCTGTAATTGAGGAAGAGCCTGAAGTGCCTGCAACTCCGACGGTTACTAGAGTGCCTCTTACCCGCACTATCCGTAGAGAACCGGGGGACTTAGTAGACATTGAATACTTATACAACATAAGTGACCCAAGCATATTTGCCCCTACTTTGCGAGGGGATGAAGACGCAGATAAAAACCGTCCTTATATATACTCTGGCTTTGCCGATGGTGGTATAGTAAAGGAATATGATTTAGAACAGCTACTTAAGAAGATACGAGGCTAACATGGCTGACATCCCACAGCGCACAGCAATACGCGGCGTAGTGCCAAATACATACGATCCTCTGCGTAGACCCGGCAGTAGCGGGCAGCGTTACTTTAGCGACATAGGGTATGTAAATAACGTAGACGACCCTGCTGAGCAAAGAACTCTTAACCTAGCTGAGCAAGCAATACGGAATGAGCAGGCTACTGGGCTGGCGGCTTTAAACGCGTCTAACCCTGCTATGCAGCAACGCCCTGCGACGTTAAGTACTGCTACTGCGCCATCTACTCAAGTGCCTTACTACACGCCTTCTAGCCAAAATGCTTCGGGTATTTCTAACTTCTTAGACACTCAGAAAAGCTTAGTATCTGAAGCAAGTAGGCGTTTGCCAGTAGGCATGACTCCCGCACAGCGCAGCGTTACAGGTGCTTTACAAGACGCCCCCAACGACATGGTAGCTAGGTTACTAGACATGGGTATTTTTACTCCCGAAACCGCAGCGCAATTCTACCAGAGCAGGTATCCGGGGTTAACCGCTGAGCAGGTGCAAGAAGCGTTAGGTCAATACGGCTATGCTCAAGGCGGTCTTGCTAGTGTAGCTCCTCAAGGCATGTACTTAGGTGGACCTACTGACGGTATGGCAGACCAGATTCCTGCCACGATAGATAATAAGCAGCCCGCTGCTTTAAGCGACGGAGAGTTTGTAGTCCCTGCTGACGTAGTAAGTCACTTAGGGAATGGTAATTCGGACGCTGGCGCACAGAACTTATACAGCATGATGGAAAGAGTGCGTAAAGCACGCACAGGCAACCCCGAACAAGGGCGTCAAATAGACCCCAACAAATACCTAGCGTAAGGAAAGAGCCATGGTAACCCAATACGTAGACCCTAATGCGGGACAAACAACCGGCCAACAAGAATCTTTGTCTTCTTGGGCCGCTCCTTATGTAACCGATATGCTGGGTAAAGGACAGGCACTAGCTAATACTCCTTATCAGGCATACACCGGACCCCTCACTGCGGGGCAATCAGACCTTCAGACTCAGGCTTTTCAGGGTCTTGCTGGGCTTGCCTTACCTACACAGCAAATGGGCGGGTTTAATCCTACTAGCTTTACCGCAGGGTCTACGGCTCAGGACTACATGAGTCCTTATTTACAAGCCTCTCTTGAACCGCAGCTAGCGGAAGCACAGCGTCAGGCGCAGATACAACAGATGCAGAATGCCTCTAGACTAGGTAAGGCAGGTGCGTTTGGTGGGTCTCGTCAAGCTATTATGGACTCTGAGGCTCAGCGTAATCTACTTAGGAACATGGCTGATATCACAGGTCAGGGCTATCAACAAGCCTATACTCAAGGTCTTGGACAGTTTAATATCGAGCAAGATCGTGCCCAGCAAGCTCAAGACTTAACTAACAGATACGGTTTATCTGCGTTAGGCATGCAGCAAGAAGCAGGGGGCGTACAACGCGGCATAGAGCAGCAAGGCGTTGCCGCAGACCTTGCGCAGTTCCAAGAGGAGCGGGATTATCCGTTCAAGCAAGTACAATATCAGCAGTCTCTACTTCAGGGACTACCTATTGAAGCGATGTCCTACGATATCACTGAACCTGCCGGGTGGACTCAAGTTCTCGGTGGGCTTGGTGCTCTTACTGGGCTTGGTAGTGATTTATTCAGGAACCCTGAGACTGGGGACTGGGAATGGCCTTTTTAGGAATAGGAATTTAGACATGGCATACGGCATAGATAATATCATCCAGCAAACAGCGGACGCCTACCGGTCTAATCCCGGACAGCTCCAACAAAAGTACGCGGCTGAGAAGCAGCTAATAGACTTGCTCGCCTTGGAGAAAATTAGGACTCAGCAACAAGCTATCGCTAACGACATGATGGCTAAGGTCCAAGTCCCTCCAGCTACGGTAAAAGATCAAGTTGAAGGCGAAGTCCTTAACAACGAGCGTCAGATGATGGCTCAACGTGCGCAACAGGGAGGTCAACAGCTTGCCCTTAACCAACAGCGTGCGTCTCAGGCTCGTGGCATTCCTACTCAATCTGCTCCTAATATGGCTCGTATGATGCAGGGTGGTATTGTCGGTTACGCAGAAGGCGGGGATGTTCAACAGCAAGACCCAATGCAGGCGCAATTAGAGCGCTTTATGCAGCTACAAGAACTTTATAATGCAAGGCAGGCGGCGGGTGCGACGGAAGAAGAACTTGCACGTATTCAAGCAGATATAGATAGCTACAACATTACCAATCAGGGCAACTACAACATCGGTGTAGAAGCAGACAAAGCTCGTGGGCAGTATGGCGAGGGTGAAGGGTTTGCTCGTGGTGGGGAGATTGAAGGTGCGCCTGTAAACGGCGATGTGGTTCAGCGTGCTATGGCGTTGGAAGGTATTACCGACCCTGCACTTGCTTCGTTGATTCTTTCTCTATACCAGCAAGAGACTTCGGGTGGCCGTAATGTCCGCACTTCACCTGCGGGTGCTCGTGGTGCGTTGCAGATTATGCCTGCTACCTTTGAAGAGATGTCTCGTGGCGAACTGGATATGGATAATGAGCTAGATTTAGCCCGTGCCGGTATTCGTTACGCAAAGGAATCTTTTGAAGCTGCTGGAGGTGACCCTCGTTTAGCCGCTGCCCGTTACTTCGGTGGTCCGGGTGGTATGCGTGCATTAGCTCGTGGTGAGGAAGGTGCTTCTGATGTGCTTGGTAAGAACGTAAGAGACTACGCAGAAGATATTGTAGCTCGTATGAAGGAAGATCGAGCGGAAATGCGCCCCTCTATGCCTGAGCGTGAGACTGAATCTGCGGGTATAGCGCAACTTATGGATGAAGCAACGCGCCCAGAGCCAATGCCAGCTCGTATGCCAGAGCCTAAGATGCCTACAGTACCTACAATGCCTTTACCTGTGCGTAGTCGTCGTAAAGAAGAGACCGGTATAGCTTCTGCGGCTGACCCTGCGGTTCGTTACTTACAGGGTGTTGGTCGTTCTCAAGACGACGCTGCCGAGCGTAGCGCACAAGGTGGCCTGAGCTATATCAAGGCCCTAGCCGATGCAGAAGCTGCACAAAAAGCAAATGCTCTACGTTACTTACAGCAAGCGGGTAAGTTCCAAGGAATGCAGCGTGACACCATGGGTATGCTAGAGAATATAGACCCTGCGGCTAATGTTAAAGGCTATGCGGCGGGTGATCTAGTAGAAGCAGATGATGAGCTTTATACCCCTACTATGTCGGACGTTATCGCTGTTGAGAAGGCAAAGAGAGCCTTGCTTGAAGCGGGTAAGCCTAAAGAGACAATCAGAGAACAAGGCAAAATAGACGTGCGTGAGGGGGAAAGTTATTCACAAGCCCTCCGACGTAGGGACCAAGAGCGCGCAAGTGCTACGCTAGCAGAAATGTTTCCCCCAAGAGAAGCCGAGCCATCCGAGATGTATACACCAAACCTAGCGGATGTTGCTAAAGTAGGTGATGCTCAATCAAGGCTGAGGAAAATTTCTGAGTTAACTGCACAACTTAAAGACGAAGGGCGTCAGTTTAAACGCGATGCTATTCAGGCGGAGATAGATGCCTTAAACGCCCCAATGAGAGAAGAAGTTTCTGCGCCAACTGCCGTTACCACAAGGGGTGCAACAGAAACTCGTGCAGAACCTACTAGTCCTTTAGAGTATTTGCAGCAAATGGGTGCCGACCAACAAGTCGCAGGGATGATGGAAGACATCTATAACCCTAACCGCAACCCACAAGCCGCTGAGCAACCTAAGAGCCGTTACGAAGAACTTAAGCAGAAATACGAGCAAGAGTACGCTCGGTCGCAACGTCCAGATAAATTGGACACCATTGCTACGTTCTTGCAAGGTATCGGGCAAAGCCGAGGCACTAACTTAGGACAGGCTCTTATCGGCGGTGGCTCTGCATTAAGTAACGAGCGAACTAATCGTCGTATGCAAGAGCAAAAAGCGTTAGAAAACTTGCTAGGTTTGGAGTCAAAAGAGTTACAATCCTCACAGGATTTAGAGGCAGCACTCGCTAGAGCCGCAGCTTCGGGCTTAGGCAAAGGTTCTCTTACTCAAAACCAAGCTTTAGAGCAGATGAGAAAGGTTAGAGAAGGCTTAATCAATGAGGGTAAACAGGACGCAATTAGAGCGCAAGTTGAATCAGAACTTGGTACTGGTAACCGTGAGCAAGTTGAGGCTGAAGTAGCTAGACGTTTTGAGGATGCAGTAAATGAAAAATTTGCTAAAGACTTAATGGAACTTCAAAACCTTGGCTCTGCACCTACAGTAAGTAACGTAGTAGGAAGCACCGTAACTCCTGAACAGCAAGCGATAATCGACAAATATACGACACAACCTACTGGGTAGACACTATGGCTGACTTAAACTCCGTACTACAAGCTCTTGTAAATGCGGACAAAGCGGGAGATACCGCTGCTGCAACTCAGTTAGCCCAGTTAGCCCAGCAGTTACAAGGTGCTCCTACTGCCGAAGCTCCGACTGAATTGACTCCTGATTTTACTATGGGGGAGCAGTTCACTCGGGGTGTAGAGCGTGGGGCTATGCGTCTGGGGTCTACCTTTGGTGACATACTACCCGCCATGGCTGCTAGTGCTGTTGGTGCCGACGAGTACGCCCAACGTCAATTGGCTGAAGCTGCACAGACCGAAGAAGAAATCGCCAGAAGACTCGCACCTCAGTACTCTAGCTACAAAGACATTGGCGGCGTCGGTGATTTTGTTGGTTATGCTACTGAGACTATCGGTGAGCAAATCCCTAACCTACTAGCTGCTATCGTACCCGGTGTTGGTGGTGGTGCCTTAGCCTCTCGCACTGCACTGTCTAGCATCGGTAAAGGGATAGCCAAAGAAGCAGCAGAAAAAGGGTTGGTTGGCACGGCGGCTAAAGATTTTCTTGCCGAGGGTCTAAAGAAGGCAGCGCCAAAAGTTGCGTCTGCTCAGTCAAAAGGCCAGTTAGGTGGAGCGTTCTTAGGCTCTTACGCACTTAACGCCCCTGAAGTATTTCAAAACATCTACCAAGAGACAGGCAGTCTTGAGCCGGGTGTAGCTGCGCTGTTCTCTACTGCTTCTGCTGCGCTAGATTCTATCCTCCCCGCAAAGTTAGCTAACAGCCTAACCGGTCCCGCTAAGCTACGTCTAACAGAGAAGATACTAGAGAAATCTGGTATGGATAAAGGGTTGCTACGTTCAGTGACCGCAGGGTTAGCTAGTGGAGTTGCTACAGAAGGTGCTACTGAAGGTTTGCAAGAAGGCGTAAGCATCGCCGCAGAAAGATTTGTAGACGAGAACCCTGAGCTGTTTGGCGGGAAAGAATTTGATCGCATAGTTGAATCTATGATCCGTGGTAGTGTGGCGGGTGGTGGTTTTGGAACTGTTGGGGGTGCTACTTCTAGAGTACAAGAACAACGTGCTCGTGGTCAGCGACTAGCTGAAATAGATGCGTCTCGTAAAACTAGAGACTCCATTAACGCTGAGTGGGACAAATACCTAAATCAGTTCCAAACAGCCCGTACAAACTTAGACGCAAACGTAGCAGCACAAGCGAAACAGAAAAAACAACAGCAAGCAGAGGAAGCCGAAGAAACTAGAAAGAAAGAAGAGGCTGACTTCAAAAAAGGAAAACCTAGAACGACTCCACTCACTGATGCACAGCGTTTTCTGGCGGAACAAAGGCTTGCACCCGATTACATACAGAAGCAGTTTGACAGTGAAAAAGCCGCAGAGGCTAAACGAGTTGCCGCAGACCAAAAAGACCTCGAAGACTTAGTCGCAGGCGAACAGAAAATACAAGGTCGTGAACTAGCTGCCGATCAAAAGGACTTTGAAACTCTAGTCGCAGGTGAGCAAAGGTTGCAAGGGCGCGAACTAGCTCGGCAACAAAAAGATTTTGAGCGTTTAGCGGCTACAGAACAAGCCAGACAGGCTAAAGATTTAACTGCGCTTCAACAGCAACAACAGGCCGCGCCACAAGTAACAACCGAAGCAGTTGTAGAACCCACTGTGCGTCAAGAAGCTCCAGCTCAAACCGCCGCGCCAACTGCAATACCAGCAGACAAGGCCGGACTACGAGGTTTTGGAAAACTATTTGGCATTGGCCCTACTGCTACTCTGTTAAGAGAAACCGGACCGCTAGCCGGTAAGGACATTACTGATCCTACCCAAGCTGCTGTAGTTAAAGAAGCACTAGAGAGCTATGCCGGTAAGACTAAGATCGTCGGTGCTGCGGATAAAATCGCTGAGTACTTGGCACGCCCTGAGTTTGCCACCGCTGCTCCTGTTGAGCCTGTAGTAGAAAGTGCAACTGAAACTGTAGAGGAAGTTAATACAGAAACAGAAGTTGCAGCCCCAGAAACGTGGGAGCAGGATAAGGACAGGCGGGTTGCTGCCGAAACGGCTAAACGAGCGGAAGATTTTACTGCGCTACAAAAAGAAGCTGCGGTTACTCCCGACGTAATTGGAGCAAGAAGCGCAACAGGTGTCCAAGAGGACATAGCTAACGTAGACACGCTACTCGCGGAGCTACCAGACCGTGCAAGAACTAATGCTCAGATAGAAATACTTCAGGCTAAAAAACTAGCAGAGCGCACGGACGAAATAGTTGAGGGTGAAATTGACTTAGTCGTCAAGGCTACGCAAGACCTATTTAACTTGCCGTTATTACTCGCCGAGTTTAGAAGCTTGGTACGGCAGCAAAAGAGTCCAGAGGCCGCTAGAAAATTAGTGCCAGCAATAAGCTCAGCGGCAGAAAAAATAGGAATTGATCCAAGAGAGTTGCTGGAAGGTGCTGTTCGCGCTGCTGACTCACAGTTTGGTCAAGTAACTAACGAAATAAACCAACGTGCGCGTAAAGAGCAGGCTAAGGTAATCTCTGAGGGTATAATCGCTAAGATTCCTAGGAAGACTAAAGCTGAGCTGCAAGCCGAAAATACTGAGTTAGCAACAGCTAGAAAGTCTGGAACTGAGGCTACGCCTAAAAAAGAAACAATGGCTGAAATAGACGCTATGGCTGCTGATCTAGAAGCCAAGATGAAAGCCAAAGGCATACCAACCGAGGGCCTTTTTGGTCCTGTGTACAAAGGTAAGGACCTGAACGAGACGGCCGTTGCGGACCTAACTGCGGGCAGATTGAACAACACCCTGAAAGCACTGGAGGCCGATGCGTCTCCTAAGCTACGTCGTGTCCTGCAAAAAATACGAGGTTTGAACCTAAAGACTAAAGTTGTTATTGGGTCAGTAGGTGCAGCTAATGCAGCGGGTTCGTACAACCCTACGACAGACACAATTACGTTAGACCCAGAAGTGGGGCTTAACGAGCACACTTTACTGCACGAGATTATTCACGCTGCAATATCTAAAGTACTTGCCAACCCCGACTTGAAGATAACTAAGGACTTTACTAGGTTCTTTAACCAAGTCTCTAACCGGCTAGGCAACGCCTACGGCGCACAAAATATACAAGAGTTTGCATCAGAGCTTATCTCTAACCCTGAGTTCCAAGCGGTACTGAAAGAGATCAAAGCCCCTAAGAGCCAAAGTTTGTTTAAGCGGATCATGCAGTCTATTGCTGAGTTCTTTGGATTTAAACAAAATGCGCTTGATGTGGGTACTAAGTTTGTATCAGATGCTATTGACATCTCTACTGGGGTAGAGGCAACTCCGGGTGACCAACTGTTCCTAATTGGCGGGGCTAAGATTAACTCCGTAGTGGGCGGTATCGGGCAGGCTATGCCTAAGTTTGCTGGTGAGACTATAGAGAATACTAAGAACTGGTTCTCTACTCTTAAAGACATGACGTTGAAAGAAGCGGCGTTCGGGCTACTGCGCTTGGATAACATCCGCGATATGTACGGGGACAAACTCCCTGCCCTTAAGCGCATCATAGATGCCGTGGAAAAACGTCTTGGCGAACAAGAACGTCGAATAAACGAAGCGAATGAAACGTTTAAAAAGTTTCAGGCGATAGAGAAGAAATACCTAAATCAGACAAAGACTATGGGCGTTATGGCTCGTGATGCGCGTCTGGCTAAAGTCGATTTGCTCGACCCTAAGTTTAAGCCTAGTAAAGAAAACCAAGCAGAATACAACAGGCTCAAAGCTATATACAACAACCTGCCAACTGAAGTGCAGGGGATGTACGCTCAAATGCGAAAGGACTTCGATGGTAACTTTACAGAAGTAAAGGCGTTCCTTAAGGCAAATGTCAGCCCGTCGCTTGCGGCTAAGCTAGAAGCTATGTTTACTCGGGATGTACCTATTGTTGGCTACGTGCCCTTCCTTCGTTATGGAGACTTCTGGCTAGAGTACACAGATGCAAGTGGCGAGCGAGTAGTCCGAGCGTTTAGGGACACCCGTGAGCGCAAGAAAGAAATGGATAGGTTGAAGGCGCAAAACATTAACAGCACACCTTACATGAACCTAGACCAGATTAAGTACGACCCTAATCAAGTGCCTCCTACTTCGTTTGTTGGGCAGATAATGGCTGACCTTAGTAAAGGCGGCGCGCCCCAACAGCAGTTAGATCAGGTGTACCAAACGTATCTAGCATTGTTCCCTGCTACCTCCATGATGAAGCGGCAGATGAAAGCCGACGAAGTTGCCGGTATGGAAACCGATATGGTTAGTGCCTACGGTGACACTATGATACGGACTGCTCGGTACCTGACCAACTCTAAGTATATGCCTGAGTTGAACAAGGCGCTGTCACAGTTGGCAGAAGAGGGTAAGTTCGCAGACGATACTATACAGGCAGCCGTTAACAACGTAATGGCCCAGTCTGAGTTCCTACGTAATCCAACATATAGCAACCTCGTAAGCGGCACTACGGCACTTAGTTACTTTGCGTACATCGCGGGTAATGTCTCGTCTGCATTTATTAACTTAACGTCTATATTGTTAATTACCATACCTGTTCTTGGGGCTAGGTTCGGTTACGATTCTGCTACCGACGCAATACGAAAAGCGGGTAGGGTCGCAATGGGGGATTGGAGCGCCGGGGAATATAAAGCTCTTTATGAGACGCTCGATGCGCATGGACAAGTTAAGCATACATTCTCTAGGGAGATTCTAGAAGGGTCACGACAAACTTCAAGCGAGTTTTCCAGTATGAAGGCCAAGGTGATGGATTTGCTTTCGGTTCCCTTTGCTGCAACTGAACGCTACAACCGTGCGACTACTGCGATAGCTGCTTACGAGATGGCACTAAAGGGTAACGCCGCCCTTAATATTAAGCCGATGAACCAAGCGGATGCCATCCAATACGCACTTAAGACTGTCAAAGACGTGAATACTTCGGGTATGGCTGCTACTGGTCCTAGGTATATGCAGGGGGGAGCAGGGCGTGTCATGTTGACGTTTAAGTCTCATATCTGGCAAACAGGGTTCATCGTCGCTAGGGCATTTGTTCAGGCAACCAAAAACGAAGACCCAGATGTTAGGCGCATTGCTCAGCGTCAGTTGCTTGGCTTCTACGGTATGAGCGCAGCGGTAGCAGGTGTTGGTGGTCTCCCGTTCTTTGGGGCAGCCGCAACTTTAGCAAACATGATTAACGCCTTGATGGGTGACGACGACGAACCTTATGATAGTAGGCAATGGGCTAGAGAGTTTACGGGGGAGCTTGCATTTAAAGGCCCACTAAACTACATAACTAACTTAGAGATTGCTAACCGTTCTAGCCTAGCAAACGACCTTGTATTCCGAGATGATCCGCAGGGTATTGCCGAAGACGGATACACTATGACTGCATTAAAAACGGCGGCAGGTCCTGCGGGTAGCGTACTTATGGGGGTAGAGCGTGGATTTGACTACATGCAACGAGGCGAAGTTGCCCGTGCTGTAGAAGCTGCCTTCCCATCTTTTATACGAAACGTCCTGAAAGGGACCAGATACTTTGGGGAAGGCGCATTGACGTTAAAAGGGGATGCTATTGACGAAGATATCAGCCTCTATAACGCCGTGATGCAGGTGTTCGGCTTTGCCCCGGCTGATCTGTCGTCTACCTATGAGCAGCGTAGTGCCGCTAAGAACTACGAACGTAAAGTTTTGGACCGTAAGCAGCGTATACTAGATCGTTGGGAGTTGGCCAGTGAGTCTGGGGACAGAGAGTTTAAGGCAGAGGTTAGGAAAGAATTTAACAGCTTCCGAAAAAACTACCCGCAGCTTGTAGACGCTCGTACTTTGGACCGCTCATTGAATGCAAGAAGGTCAGCGGAAAAAGAAATCATGCTGGGTATGCGTTGGAATAAGAGCTTGCAGCCAAAGCTAGAAGAAGAGTTCTTTAGCGGGCTAAGATAAAAAACCCCGCCGTAGCGGGGTAAAGTGAGGGCACGTAGAAAAAGGACCTAAACTACGTACTGGTTGGATTATATCAAAGTCTCCAGATGCGTACACCTATTATGCCCTCCTCTATTACGACTTTCATTAGTATGTTTAATTTAAGTCGTTTGGTGGTAACCCGTATTTGTTTCTTCGCTAGCGTCGGGTTCAGGCAAGGTATGAAAATAGAATACCCTGCCTTGAACGCCTTCCAGTTTATTTCGTAGTTAACCTTCTCCACTACCATTTTCGTCATCAGCTCCGACTAGAGTACCGACATCCAAGAAGTCTTCGTTGGAACAGTCAAATATCAAGCAGTGTACCGCAGGGGCAATAACCTTCATGCCTTTAGATAAGCGCTTGTTACCTGTCTTCTGGTAGACTCCCTCGTTCTCTAGCTTTAGCAAAGTCTCTTTATAGTTAATCTGGTACGTAACGCAGTCGTCTTTGAATGGTTTAGCTGCTAGGTACAGTAGCTTAGTATCTGGCTCGTACCGCATAAGCAGACCACGGCTAGGCTCTAGTAACGGAGCGGCTTGCATCATGCCTGAAGTGCGGTTATCCACTTGGTCGTTCACTACCAAAATGCTGTGGATGTTACGGTGTATGTAGTCTGCCAATACCATGCTCACGTTCTGTACAGGTGGAGCCACTTCTTTGCGCAGGTCTGTAATCAACGCAATAGTCCAAGCGTAAATCTCTTTCATCGGGTAGTCGATAAGCCCCAAGCGCTTAGTAGCTATTAAACCGCCCGTGATGTTAGCGGCAGCAAAGGCAGACCAGAACCGTTCGCGCTGTGTCAAACGAAGCTCCTTATCTATCTTTTTCTGTATCCCTAACGCCGTATCTACCGCTTCTTCTAGGTTGCATACGAGCCATTCCGCGTATATGTCACCTGCGTGCCCAAAGTTTTGCTTGAGTACGTGGTCAAACATGTTCTTAGCTTCCTCCGCAGGGATCGCGTCACTGTAGTCTATCTTGTACTCTAGTAGGCGCATCATCTCGCCATCTGCTTGGTACTTCTTTGATGCCATCTTCTCGTAGAAAGAAGCGTTAGAACTTGCTAGGGACATTGTCGCCCATGAAGTTATGTTTGCGCGCATCTCGTTAGTCGATGCTTTTAGTCGGTCTTTACCCCGCCCTTGCGACATGCTGTATGCCAACGTAGAGAAGTCTTCGGGGCTAGTGTTAGTAAGTTCGTCTACAGTAAACGGTAGGTTATTCATTATCCCTAGGCGCATGATCTTTGCGTTAAGGGTGTCGCTCCAGTTTGAACTTAGGCGATCAGGGTCACCGTACACGCTATTCACCATACGTAGGATCGTAGTCTTGCCTGTGCCGGAACTTGAGTGCATGACGTTTATTATGCCGCCACTCTGCCCTAGGAATTTAAACAGCGGTGCACCGAATGCGGTTAGTGCGGCGAAAGCATGCCCTTCTAAACCCGGACGGTTGTATAAGTTAAACACGCTTTGCCAGTCTTCCAGTGTGCCACAGGGTTGCATGTGCTCTGCTATGTGCTGAGTTGTAGAAGAAGGAGGACTGTGGTGCACTCCATCTTTAGTTATTTCACGGTCGCCGATAATAAACTTGCTGTCCTTATCAGCCCATCCAAATTGTAGTCTCATTTGTTCTGCCTTTTTTTGCCATTGTAGGTCTTTGATTACTGTGTATAAATATTGAGTAAGTATGTCAAACTTTTTGCCAGTGCAGATCACTCCGTTACTAGCAAGCACTTTGCGTATCTCACGCGGCTCGGATAACTGGACGTTCGTAACAATGAACTCCTTAACGCCATCCTGTGGTAAGTGCAGCTTTAGTATCACGACATCTCCCAGTACTGGGTCAGTCATTCTTTTTAGTACATACAGATCATGCTCATACACACATATGGGTTCAGCTTCATCGTCATCTGGCATATACCATATACCGCCCGACTTACCTCGATAGAAAGGCTCCGGGTAGGAAGGCACTGAATGCGTAACTTCTACTAACTCCCCCGCCGAATCTTCCTCTTCCTCGACAACTACATTGCCCTCTTGGGGAGCCTTTATAAGCTCCTTGCCTAGCGCGATAGGCCCAGTGATGCGGCCCCTGTGTATACAGCCTTCACAACCTCCGGGGTTATTCGACTCAAACTTATCGCAGCTATGCGGTCCGGCAATGTGTTGTATCTTCTTCTCCACCTCGTGTGGGTTATAGTCGGGATGGTCCGAAGATATTAAATGTATGGCCTTCTCCTTATCCGAGCAGAACTTAGCTACGGACAAAGCGTTAAACCATCTAGGCTCCGATAATGTTTCACGGTTGACGTAGCAGTCTAGGAGCTGTGCGCATCCTGTGTCCTTACTACTGCGTACCATTATCTTGGTAAAGCTAGCCTCTGTGTTATCTGCTAGCGATTGTCCCAACTTGGTCAATCGTTTTTTCTTTTCTGTTCTCTCGAAGGGTAGCTCTTTCACCCCAAGTAAATCAGAGAACTCTTTAAAGTCCACAGCCGGTGCGGGCTTTAGTACTTGTACCTTAGTAGGAGGGTCGTCTTTAAAGTTGTAAGTTCCGGGCACTCGTAGCACTCGGGCAGCTTCAAACACGGCGTTATCTGCATAGAGTTTGTGTATGTTGCATAGGTCTCGCAACCTAGCTACAACGGGTTCCCACTTTTGGCGCGTTACTTCCTCAGTGAGTGCCCAATACGCGTGGATACCACGGCCCGAATCAACTAGTGTGGGGTTAGGCAAGCCAACTAGCTTGCAAAAACTCATTAGCGCGTTCAGTCCCGCTTCTTGGTCGATGTATCCGTCAGGTCTACCCGTCTTAGGGTTCTCTATCGCTTTAGCTTCCCCGCAATCTATGTCTAGGAATATCGCTTTAAGCGCACGGACATTTTCTTTTACTCGACCTCCATCACCCTCTATGAACTTAGCTACCCCAAAGTAACAGTCGTAACCATCAGAGACATACTGCTCAACTAAGTCGTCAAGCTCTTCTCTAGTAGCTACAAGGTGTTGCCTCGGTGCACCTCCCTTAAGACCAAGCATTGCAAACCACCCATCGGTAGGTTGCACAGTTGATATAAGGTCAAAATCAGTCATTGGCTTTTTTCAGGGGGAATTAACCCCCCAAGATTCCTCGGTAATAAAAATTAAGTAGCTTATTGTGGTGCTAGCTTATCTTCTATGTAAGCTTCTATTTGCGCTTCTAAAGATTCTTTAGGCGGGTGTACTCCACAGAACCAGTTATACACCGTCTGTCTACTCACCTTAAGCTCTGTAGCTACCGAGGTTACCGGAACATTGTGCAAAATGCACAACGCTCCTAGTTTTACCCCCAAAGAATTTTGGTTTGCTTCTTTGTTAAGCACGATCAGCCTTGCGCTGTATCCATAGCTCATATCTTAAGCATCCTCGTCGTCGAGCCATGCACTAACCACGGAAGATAAGTCTGCTTTAGGAGTAACCTGAGCGGCTTTGTCTTCTTTAGTCTGGCGCTTAACTGGTTCAGCAGCGGCAGGTTCGTCATCTTCAGGCTCTTCGGGGCGCGGAGCAGGGGCTTCCATTACCGGAATCCTTTGCACTTTGTCTGCCTGAGCAACGGTCATCTTAGTATATCGCTCGCAGTCTGGGTCTTCTTGAGCCGTACATACCAAGTCGTACTCTTCGTCAGAGATACTGCGTAACGGAGTGAACTCTAGCTCCATAGTCTCTGCGTTGTCGTTGAATGCAATCTTAGTTACTACAGTATCTGGAGACTCGCCGTTGCCACGCAAGAAAGTAACGTAGCTTTCCCATGGGTGTACGTTGCCTGTACCCTTACCAAACAAAGACTTAGCAGGGATATTGAACTGGTAAATCTGCCCAGTCTTATCACCTTCGACTAACACTGAAATGCGGCGTTGGAATCGGCAAGCGCGCCCACCATTATCGCCTGAGCCTTTTACATTCTGCGGGCATGTTGCACACGTAGGACCCTGTGGGTCTGTGGCATTGGGGTCTGGGCGGTCACCTAAGTTAGACCAACAGTTTGGCAGTGTGGCTTCTTTGTTAGGGTCGAACTTCTCTTTGTAGAACGTACGCGAAATGCTAGGCAGTGCCCCAATGACAACCACGTTGATCTCACCGCTAACTGGGTTGCCAATCTGCTCACCGTTAATCAGGCGCTTGAACTTACCGTTAGTCGTGGTTTGTATACGGCGGGTAGTAATACCGCCTGTGTTTAGCGTTTGAGCTAACTTACTTGGCCCACGCTTAGTTGTAGAGACTTCGGTTTGTTGTGCGAATATTGAAACTTCTTTGCTCATTGTTTGTTTCCTTTTACTTTCTTGGTTTATATACAGTTATAGTGTGGCTGCTATCGGTGTTTAACCCCATGGGAAGCAAGTCTGGGTTATCGTCCAAAAACTGCTTCATCAGGGTATTGTTTAGACGCTTCTCTAGTAAGAACAAAGCGTCGTTTTCTTTAAGGAATTGGTACATAGAGTCCCAATCGCTTGTCCAAAACCTAGTCAACGTCTTACGAGACACGGTTCCTGCGGGCGTCTTAATACTGCTAAGCCCCATTTCGTTGCACTTGTCGAGCATGTGATTAGTTATCAGCTCTTGTTGTGCTTTAAGGTCTTTGACCCTCTCTTTGTGCTCAGCTTCCATCTCAGCGAGCTTGCTTCGTATCTTTATATAAGTAGCTACGAGAGCGTCTAGGTTAGGCTCTTCAGCCATGGTTTATCCTCTTTTTTTGTATAGCGGGATAGTGAGTATAACAATACTTTGGACAAAGTCAAGACTACTCAATTATCTCTTGTCTGTATAGGTCGATTATTTTGTTGTGGTTTGCGATGTTACCTTGAAGCATGGCGTACAGCTTCCTCTCCACGTCGCTGCCTTGCACGTGCACGATGGTCATTGGGTTGTGTTGTCCCGGCCTGTTGATTCGCGCGTTAGCTTGTAAGTAAGTCTCGACACTAGTCACAGGGGCGTACCAAATTATGGTATTAGCTGCGGTTAGTGTAAGTCCGTGCGATGCAGCTTGTGGCTGAATGAGTAGCACCTTTGGTTCCGGCTCGTTCTGAAACTTAGTCACGATCTCGGTACGTTTATTAACAGGGACTTTGCCGTTAATAACTTCGCAAGTGACTTTGTGTTTCTCCAAAAATACTTTTACCAGTTCTATAGTATGAGTAAATGGCACGAAGATTAGAACTTTATGCGAAGACTCTTCTATTACTTCTAAAATAACATTGAGCCGATTGCTTACATCGAAGTCTATGACTTTTTTATCGTCCGAATACACCGCACCGCCGGAAATCTGAAGCAGTTTGTTAATGCTCACCGCTGCGTTAACTGCGGTAACTGACTCCCCTGCGGCTTCGAGCATCAGCTCTTTCTTTAGCTTGTTGTAGTAAACCATTTGTTGTGTGGTTAGCGGGGCTTCCCGTTCTACGTGAGTTACTGGCGGCAAGTCTAGGCATTGGTCTTTCTCAAACCGTATTGCCGGTTGAAGCGCAGCGTGAACAGTATCCTTTGCGTCTGCCTTGGGCATCCACTTGTACTGCGTTAGCTTGTACATCACCTTGTCTCGGAACTGGCCGAAGTAGCGTGGAACATTCTCGGGGTTAACCAACTTAGCTAGACCAAACGCATCTACGGGGGACTGAGCAGCGGGCGTTCCTGTCAGCATCCATAACCACTCGCTGTGTACGGATACATCGCGCAATACTTTCCAACGATTAGTTTGTGCGTTCTTGTAGGCGTTAGCCTCATCTACTACGATAAGATCGAAATCACCTGCGATTATCTCGTCTTTAACTACGGCTAGTCCGTCAAAGTTAATAACAACAAACTCACATCCCGCGTTTATTATTTTGCGCCTAGTCGCTGCACTACCGTGGGCAACTGAACAACTACGGTGCATAGCAAACTTAAACAGGTCTTGTTGCCATGCCGACTTCATAATAGACAGCGGACATATAACTAACACCCGTTTGATTAGCCCCAACTTCATAAGATAATCCGCAGCCCATATAACAGACGCGGTCTTGCCTGTACCTTGCTCGTTAAAGCAGAAGGCTTTCTTATACACCGTCAGGAATGACGCGGTTTCTTTCTGGTGCGCAAACGGACTGAACTTCCCTGTCCACTCATAATCTCGTTTGATCGGGGACGGCACGTCTTTAATATGTAGCTTGGCTAGGGCTTGGGCTTCTTGTAACCCCCAACGCACCGCCACTTCGTTCTTCTCTAGTACGATACTTTTCTTTATGCTCTCGGTAATTAGATGTGGCCTTTTCGTTTTTATTATAAGGGCCTGTTCGTCGTCGCTTATGTGCATTAGAAAGCTATCCTTTTGATTTGCGCTCGCGCGTGCTTGTTTCAGATACTAAGTTTCCTTTCGAGTCGCGCTTGAAAGAACGGTTGCGGCTTGCTGTCTCTACTCTAGTACCGTCAGAGTTCTTGCCACCTTTGTCCATTGCTTTCTTATGGGCTACATCTTTACCGTCACCCTTGGATACTTTGCCTTCTTTCTCCGCCTTACGGCGTGCGGCATTGCGTTGGGCGCGTTTCTTCTTTTGTTCTTCAGTGCCTTGATACTTAGCGTACTCGGCTTTGTAGTCTCTGGGCTTTCTCATTTTCGTGGCCTATGATGTTCACATGAAGTTACTGGGCACCACCCACAAAGGGGGCTACTGTTTGCGTTCCACACATTGTTATCTTGCGCTACCTCCAGTCGTTCTAGTTCGTCCGCAAAAGTCTCGAAGTAAGAGTCCCGCATGTCGGCTGTGTGCACCTTCTGTATAAGATCGTTGCTCACTACAAATGCTAGAGCAGACTTAATCTTTTTAACCTGCGGGTAGTGTACAAACAAGGCGGCAGCTACTAGGTCTAGCTGTTTAGTATCCGCGTACTTCGCATTTTTGCTAGTCTTATAGTCGATGGAGTAAGCCATGTCGCCGTTGATTACTACCAAGTCGGCTATGCCTCTCCACCAAACGTCTTTCGCTAGGAACTTACAGGGTTCGAACGTGTCGCCATCGCGTTTAACTCCGAGCCTTAACTCGCATAGTTTCTCACCCTCGATGGCTTTTAGTGCGTCTAGTGTGTCTCTAATAAAGCCGAACTTAGCGGGCAGGTCGGCTGTGCCTTTAACATAGTCTTCAGCGGCTGAGTGCAAAGCTTGCCCATAGAGGGTTGCTTCACTGCCTGAATCCTTAACGTCTTTGGCTATTTTTAGATGATAGTACTTCTTAGGGCACTGATCGAAAGTTTTTATACTACTGTAAGACCAAGCTGTCATATCATTTATTTCCGATTTTTAGCTGCGTTATTTTCTTGCCGTTGAGAGAAACCGAGGTTGTCAAAAGATGGACTTATGCAATCCTTCGCGCTAACTCCTCTAGGCACTGCCTGTATTTTACCTCCTTTTGACAGGTAACTCGCTGTTTGTATTGTAATTTGTTTGCTGAGTTCTCTCTTTTGTTCTGGACTCATAGCCTTCCTGCCCTCCTTCCAGATATTTCTAAAGGGTTATGCGCCCCGCGCCGTTCTATTTTATACACCTCGAACAGCTCACCCTCTACGCGTATGCCGTAGGTAATTTTTTCTTTTGTGGCGCAGAACTCTGCTTCTTCTAAAGCACCGGTAAAATCAGTGAAGTAGGACATCTTCCACCTCGTACTCGTAGTTGACGCATTTAGCGTTAGTCGAAAATATTGCCGCGCCGTTGCGCATGTGAAAACGTAACGCTGTATCCGTATGTGGAGACATGGTTATTACTGCGTCTACCTCTGGGTGCATTATGGGTGCTGCTTCTAGCAGGTTATTGATTAACTTCCTACCGTGCCCCCGTTGGTAAGACCACACCGAATAGGGGCATAGCACAGTACCCAACTCTCCGTATATTTCTTCACGTTCTTCCAGCTCTTCTTCGATCTGCTCAAGCTTCCCCATACCAATAAGTTTTATCTGGTACTCATCTTGCGGCACAAACCTACATATTATTGTGCAAACAACAGCGGCTATCTCTCCCGTCTCGTCGTTCACCTCTGCGTACACATGGAACGGGTCTTCAAACCGCACACTGTTATCTTCGAATAGCTCAGGGCGTACGGGGTCGTCCTCTATGAGATACGAATGGTCGGCGGCATTACACTTTATCAGCATCTTCAAACTCCTCGAGAATTGCTTCCAGTTTTTCCACCGCCTCTGCTGCACGTTGTACTAGGGCAACAAGTTCTTCGGCATCAGCGCCATCTACTTCTATTGTTATTTTCATTTGACGTTGTGTATCTCAATCAGTAGGTCGATGCAGTGCTTGGCTTTTTCTAAGTCCGACAAGGGTTGCCCCTTCAACTTCCACCTAGTTATATACTTTACTACGTTACCCTCTAGTAGAGACAAGCCGTTCTTCTCTGCGTACTCGGCAGGTTGGATAGCCATGTTCTTATAGTGTGTCCCGCCCGTCTGTTTCTGTAGTGGGCTGTCCTTCTTTGGTTCCATGTTCAAGTTCGGTATCTCTGCTGTTAACATTCTCTTGCTCCTTCTGTTTTGGTTTCTCAAAGATTTTTGCCCAGTTATCCCCGAAGTCTTTAGCAGGGATAAGGGTTGGTCTACGTCTACTACCTTTGCCATTCATTTGTTTCCCTCACGTAAGCGTTTGTGTTTGTTTAGTTCTTGCGCAAACAACTTAAGCCTCTCTCTAATCTCTTCGTTAGTCATCGTAGTCTCCTTGGTCTGCTAGGTACTCAGCACGATCCCGTGCGATATCTTCGGGACTTACGTAGTCTTCATCCTGCTCGTCTTGCCATCTATCTAGGTCTGCGTCTAAAGAATCTCTGTTACTCATCAGCGTGCCCCTCCCCTGTTATACCGTAAGTAGTTTTCCATGCTGCTTTTGCTCTATCTGCATCGGTCTCCAACGTCATATACACACGAAACCTAGAGGGGTTCGATACCGTCTCTACCCCGTTAAAGGTGTAGCCCTCATGTGACTTGTCGTCTAGGAAAGTTTGCAGGTTCTTTACAGTTTGCTCTGGGTCTTCAACGCTCCATTCAATCTCTCTAATAATACAATCTTCTTTATCTTCCATCTTCTTTCTCCTTATAGGTCATTTTCAATAATGTAAGTAGCTAGGTCCTGTAGTTTTTTTGGCGTAGGCAAAGCTCTCTTCTTAGGGTTATCACATACATCGCACAGCGCGTTACGTACTACTTCGGCGCGAGCGTAATTGGCAGAAGTAGCTCGGATTAGTTTTGTGTGCCCACAGTCCAGATCGAGCGCCCAAGTATTCGTCATCTGACTCTTACTTTTGCGGTAGTATTTTCTGCCTAATACTTTCACCCTTATCCCTCTAGTTCTTTTATTTTGCGGGTTATCATCAACTGAAGTCTCTTAGCATCAACAAGTTCTTTCGGTATATTTTTTCGGCTTAAGCTATTGGCGTTAACCATTAAACTTTTTATATACCCGTCTGTTAGTCTTTCTCTTGTCCTTTGTTTTTCAGCGTTCCGTTTGGCTCTATACTTCTCTGGGTCTCTAGTTTTTCTGGCTGCGCGTTGTCTATATAATTGAGCTTTCCATTTCTCGGGATTTTTTTCACGCCATTGTTTTTTTCTTTCTACTATTTTATCGGGGTACTTGGCGTAGTATCTTTTTTTCTGTTCTTTAACTTTATCAGGGTTAGCCTTAGCCCAACGTTTTTTCGCGTCTAGTTTACAGAGTTTACAAGCATACCCAAAACCAAGTGCAGCTCGTTTGCTTCTATGGAAGTGTTCAGGGCAGAGTTCCTTCTCTACCCCACACTTGCTACATTTACGTAGCACCATCGTTACTTATCCGTAGAATGCAGGAAAGTTATTTTGGCGTCATGGTCACTGCGTAGCGCATGATACTCTAGCTGTACTTTAGCAGAGTTAATCATCTTCCCTGCTAGGTTAGCTAGTTCTTTAGCAGTTTTAGCTTCGATGTCTCCGTTGCTAAGTGCTGTGAAAGTATCTGCCAGTTGATCTCTTAACTCATTTACATTTTTCATCGTTTGTTTCCCTTTTATAACATGGTTATTTTTTAATTGGTGCGTGTTGCCACTAACAAGTATTCCCACCCATTCAGTTCAACTTGCTTCGCTTCACACGACTAGCTGTCTCGTAGCTTCTTCGGCAACGCATCACGTAGGAGGTACTAGCTTGATTAACAAAGCTAAATACCGTGGCCGCGATCGTTAACTGAGGGTGTTTTGCTGAATATGCCCACCGCCCACTGGGACACGGGGTAGGTAACCTTTGAACCCTACCCCCTACCAAAAACTATTTACAACCTCCATACGAGTCGCCCGTAAACGCCTCGCAGTCCAAAGGTAAATCCTGTGCCCACGTAGGTCGCACCTTCATTACCATCTCGACAAACTCTTTACCCGTCTGTTCTTCAGCCTCGGGTACTATGCAACCAATCGCATCATGTACGGTCATGGCTACCTTGTACTTCTTAGCTACGCGGAGTAACTGCTCACCGATAACGATACGCGCTAAGGCTTGGCATACATTCTCTATAGCTTTGCCTCCGTATATCCTGTTATCTATAGTGGTTCGCCCACGCTTAGTGTCGTATACCATCTCAGTGCGGCCTTCTTCGTTATTAACTTTGCGAAGGTTCGGGTACTTTAAGTACAGCCCGTTGGGTAAGCGTATGCCCGCAGTGCCCTCTACCATAACTGCACCTGCTCTGCCTATAGGAGAAGACTGATTACTTATCATTGCATCGAGCGCTTTGCTAGCAGCACGCCATAATTCTGGTATCTTCGGGTACGTAGAGCGGTAGACTTCTATGATTCGTTCGCACTCTTCTTGGGGCAGGTCTTTACCGAATGTCTTTAGCTGCGCCCTAAACTTTGCAGCGCCCATGCCATAGCCACAACCCAAGATCGTAGTCTTACCAACAAAGCGTTCGTCTTTGTCTATGTCTTCTACCGGCTTACCGTAGATCGCTGACGCCATGATCTTGTACACATCATCGCCTCGCTCAAACGCCGTGAGTAAGTCTCCCTGCTCTGCTAGCCATGCTAGAGTACGCGCTTCAATCTGCGACAAGTCAGAGTCAACAAACTTATAGCCCTCCGGCGCAAGCATAGCGAACTTAAGCTGCGAGCCACGCGGTAGGTTCTGCATGTTGATCTTATCCGAGCCACCCCATCTGCCTGTGTGTGCCGCGTAGTAACGTAGCGGTATAGGTAGTGCCCCACGCCTAGCCACAGAGATAAACCTTTCGGTACGCGTCTCTTCAATCGTAGACTTCACACCCATACGGGCAGCAACGATAGCTTGCACATAAGAGTCCTCGTGCTCTAGTAAGGCTTTAAACCCTTCGTCACTCTTAGCGAATGCGTAGGCTTCCTTGCCTGTCCTCGCGCTTATCTTAGTAGGCGGGGTAACCCCAAGGTCTATAAGAAGCTCGGCTAACTTCGGGTTACTCATGAGTGTCTCCCTCTCGTGGGATAGCTTGTCCATGAGTTGTTCTTTCTGTATCTGCACTAGCTGCAAGTGAGACATCAGCCTCGCCTCGTCTAGCTCAATCACCGGCTCGGTAAACATACGGATAGTCAGGTCTATAAGGTTAAGCTCCGACATCGGGAAGTCCTTAGCCAGTACACCAAACAGTTTGTATGTTAGCTCCGTGTCGTTAATACAGTAGCCCGCGTATGCCTCCATCTCTTCCGGGGCGAAGTCTAGTCGCCGTTTGCCTAGCGCGTTGAGTACTTCGTTACCCTTCACACCTAAGTTAAACCGCGTTACCAAAGCATCGAGGCTTCCACCTACTTCAGTACCGTAAAGAGCACGAGCCATAGACAGCGTGTCTACAATTTTCCTTGGGCGTATATCGAAGTGCCAGTTAAGTATAGCCATATCAAACATAGCGTTGTGTGCTACAGCCACTGAGCTTTCCCAATCTAGCTTCTTAAGGAAGTCCTTGGTGTCTTTCTTCGTTCCAGAGAACCACTCGGTTTCCCCGTCATCTACCTTCACGCTTACGCCGATAACTTCGAACTGCTCGTGCCGGATATACTCCTCCGTTGTGCACTTGCGTAGCCCGTAGTCCTTAGCGTAGTACGTCTCGAAGTCGAGGGTTATTATTCTCATCGGTACGGCCTTTGTGTCCTTAAGCAATCTAGTACTTTTTCCGCGCGTCGCTTAGTCGTCTCATCAAAGGACGGGTATCTGGCTAGTAGTAGCAATTTGCTAAACGAAACCTTAGTGACGGGATAGTCTTTAAGTAGTTGCTTTATATCTTCTGGCGCTTCCCAATGTCCTTGCAGCGATTTAGTCTTCTTCTTCGTGAGTGGCATCTAGCTTCTCCCTGTTGATTAAATGTTGTTGGGCTATGTCTTCTTTGTTCTGTCCAGAGTACGGTACGGCTAGGTGTTCGCTTACTAGAGCAGCATTGATTGAAGTCCTACCGCCTAGCATGATGACGCCTAGGTACCGCCCGAACTTGTCTTTCTCCCTTGTCGTAAGGGTGTACGTCCCTCCTTTGTGCAAACATTGTTCGACAAATTTCTTCGCCATGAGTCCGTATTTTTTCTCCTCTGCATCTCTAGTGCGACACTCGGGAGTATCAATACCGTAAAGACGTATGCGCTCACCGCACTTCCAAGTATCAAAACCAAGATCAATATCCACATCTACTGTATCTCCGTCCACGACTCTTACGATCTTGCAGTTGTACTCGTACATGTTGTTTCCCTTTAAAACGGCAACTCTGGTTCTGGGTCTACTAGCTCTTGCATTACTGCTTCGCTAAACGCTGTTGCCTGTAGGCTCCAGTACTTATCGGCTACTAGCTGCCGCTCTTTCTCGGACAAGAAACCCCCACGCTTGTCGTCATCTATGACATACTGTAGGAACTTACCCCACCGGCTATCGTGCCTAGTAAGACCCGTACCCAAGGGAAACTCCTCTGGGTTAGTCTCCATTCTCTTCAGTAGCAGTGCTACTCCTTGATTCATCTATATACTCCTTAAGCATATCTATGTTGTTCTCGTTGATTACGAACG